GATAGGGGCGGGCTGTCCAGTCAAAACGATCGAGCAGTTTCTGCCGACGCTCATGTAGTGGTCGCACATAGAGGTATTTGAGGGTTCCTGGCTGGCGCTCCCATCCCTTGCGGAAGGCCTCTCGGCGCTGGTCGAACGCCCGGCTACTACACCGTTCGCCGGTTGATGGGTTGATCCAGGACGAGTGTCCCACGCTCTCCCGAACGAAGTCGAAGCCCGCTGCCTGGTAGACGCCGCCATGGTGACCGGCTCCGGTGTCGGCATAGGCAAGGCAGTACTTCCAGGCGGTGTTTTTCTTCAGCCAGCGGGCTGACCAGGAGATGAGGGAACTGAGTGGGGTCTCCATTGCTGGGAGCCTGACCAGGCGTGATATTTCCAGCGATCCTGGACCAAAGTACCGATTGACTGGGCTGCTAAACACGGTCGCCGCCACTGGGTCTCCATGGTCCCCGAACAGGCCTCCTTCCTTGCGCACCGCGAAGACGTGTACGGGGTCCGCACACCCCCCCCCCAGGTAATGGTTTTGATCTAGCAGGCCCCTCACCTCGGCAAGAGTGGAGCCGGTCATAAAGTGTTCCGCCATCGGCCGATGATGGCATTCCTGCCCGAGGGCCGCAACAGCGGGGATGTGGATAAGGTGGCTCAACCACCCCATTTACCCACCCGTCCGGCTTCATCCATGTGGACATATCTGCTTGACGACCTCCGGCTGCCCGGCGCATTCTGACCAGGTCGGCGGTTGGCGCAGCTGGTCTCCGACGCCGGTCGGGTGCCCTGGGAGAGGACACCAAGCCTCACCAGGCCCCGATCGGTTCCCTGCGTTTTAGCGACTTGGAGAGGGATAAATGGCACGAATCCGAACGATAAAACCCGAGTTTTGGTCCTCCGAACAAATCAGTGAGTGCTCAGTGAGCGCTCGCTTACTGTTCATCGGTTTGTGGAATTTCTGCGACGATGAGGGACGTTGCAAATACAGTCCCGCCGAGCATCGAATGCGCATCTATCCTGGTGACGAATGCTCAACGGATGCTGTGGCAACCTGGATCGATGAACTCGTCGATAATGACCTGGTCACAATCTACGAAGCCGATAACCAACTGATACTACAGGTCAATAAGTGGTCAAAGCACCAGCTGATCAACCGAAAAACAGCATCAAAGTTCCCAAGCATATTCGATGAGGGCTCAGTGAGGCATCACGGAGCACTCACAACCGGAAGGGAAAGGAAAGGAAAGGAAGGGAGAAGGAAAGGAAGAGAGAGAGGTTCGCCCACTCAAGAGAAGGAGGGGTCGGAGGCTGTTGAGAGTGGAGGGAACGGCGGGCTCCCCAAAAAAGACCAGGCGGTGGCGGAAGTCGCTTTCGAGATCCTTTGGCAGCGGTGGCAATGGTATCGAACGCCCAAGGGGCCGAGGTGGAAGGCGGCAGAAGCGTGGCAGGCGCACGTCGTGGCACCAGGCGTCGACCTGGCGGCCGTCCTCGGCGCTGCCGGCGCCTACTGTGCCCAGTGCATCCACACTGACACCGACACGGCTCACGTCGTCACCTGGATTAACCAGCACCGATGGCTCGACGACCACGGGCTCGAGGGCGTTGACAGTGAGGCGGCCATGGTGGCAAAACAACGGGCAGAAATGCTGGCTGCCTGGCGCTCGGTCACCGGCGAAGACAGGGAGGTTATCAATGAACCCAGACATGCTCGACTCGCAGGCCCAGCGGGAGAGGATCCTACGCCTGATCTTTGAACCACTCGAGGGCCGCGGCGAACCGCCACGCGGCTGGAGCAAGGAACAGCTGCTGGCCGACTACTGCCTGGCGCTGGGCCGCTATCCAGAGGCCGTTCTTGCGGCCGCTGCCGCCAAGGTGAGGGCTGCGAGGACCAGGACCACCTGGCCTCTTGCTGGCGACTACCAGGCGGCGTGTGACGCGCTGATGGTGGATGAACCGCCGCTCGACACATCCTCCGATGACCTGGTTGCCAGGTATCGCCGATCGGCAGTGGCCTACGATTACATCAAGCGGCGCATGGCAGCCAACGACCATGCGCTCTGGCACCGCACCCTGGCCGGCGGCCGTGATGCCCTGGAGCGGTGGATGTTCGGCCGGGCCTGCGAACAGCTGCGTGCCGGCAACGATCCAGTCATCCCCGACGCCGAGGTCGACGCCGAGATCGATGCCATCCTCGATCGGCACGCCGATGCCAGGGCCAAGGTCGAGGCCGTCACGCCCATAGAAAGGTCAGCACCGGCCCAGCCGTCCAGGTGGGCAGCGGCCGGCCCTGTGGCCCAGCGGGTCGTCGACCAGGCCGGCGAGGATGACCTGGAGCTATGATCATGGCGCATGGGAGAGAGGCTGCGTTATGTCATAAACTGCATTATGGCAAATCGGGTTTGAGGCTGACAGCGGCACACAGCCGATTCGAGCGCGTTCACCAATTATGCGCGACCCACCCACCACATCTAGCGTGTCGAAGCGCCTTCCGTGGCGCCGAGCCAGGCGCCAGACGCATGCCGGCCGATTGCCGATTCCGGGCCTCGATCGGCGCCGGCTGGGAAAACAGAAATGAACGCGATTCGCGGGCTCGAGGGGGGCGCCCCCCCCCGGCCGTGTGGAGGGCGTATATGTACCCCCCCATAAATATTTTTTTCTTTTCCCAGCGAAGGAGGGATACCCATGAGTGAATTTGAGGTTTACACGATTGACGAGATGTTTGTTCAAGCCGAGGTTTCCGCTAAGGCGCGTGTTGCACTTGGCAAGACTCTGCGCTCGGACGCTCGAGGAATTACGATAAACGGCTATTACTTTATTGAGTGGCCCCGGATTTCGACCGCCGAGCAACTCGCGGGCTGGCTCTGGCACCTGGCTGAGAAGGACTGGTGGGATAATCAGTTTACGATTGACCTGATCAACGCGGTCCACAACCACAACCCGTCGGCGGTGAGGATTGACACATGACTGCGCACGCCGATCTGATGGAGCAGGCTAGTGGCTGACGCAAGACACCGCTTCGACAACGCAAAGCGCCGCCGCCCCGACAGCCATAAGCGGCAAGCAATGCTTACCCCTGCTTATGTCTTAGAGCCGCTTAGAGACCTACTCGGCGGAATAGGTCTGGACCCCTGTGCAGAGCCAGACAACCCAACTAATGCGGCAGCGTTCTACTCCCTGCCAACAGACGGCTGCGTGGAGCCGTGGGATGCCCCTACGGTTTTTTGTAACCCTCCTTACGGTGAAGCTAAAAACAGGTGGACGCAACGGTGCATTGATGAGGGTCGTAACCGCTCAGTTGTTCTGTTAATTCCAGCGCATACGGAGACCCGGAACTTTCAGCTTGCCTTAGTGGCGTGCCGCTCGGTCCTGTTTATAAAGGCGCGGTTGAGGTTTGGGGTTCTGCGAGAAAACGGAAGACAGGAAGCAGCGAGCCACGGGTCAGTTTTATTTGGTTTTGGTGTAGACCTAGCGCCACTCAAGTCGCTGGGAGTGCATATGGTTAAAGGGTCAGAGCATGGCTAACATCTACGAAACAATGGCCGATCTGTTCGACCGCGCCCGGTCCCAGGCCGAGAAGGATGACGGCATGGCACTGGCTGCGATGAACCGCCGGGCGTTGCTGGCACATGCCCGTGGGGTTGCCGTTCACGCAGCGCGGTGCCGGGTAACCCGTGAGGCGACCGCCGACGACGTGAGTCGGATTCTCGGCACCGACGGCATGCGCCGGCTGGGCAACGCGGCCGGGAGCTTGTTCCGGGGCAAGGCGTGGGAGTTCACCGGGCGGTGGGAGAAGAGCCGCCGCATCACGAACCATGCCAGGGACATCAAAGTGTGGAGGCTTAAATGATTCAGGACGAAGACGGCGACCCGGCGTTCCCGGTTTACCATCGTGACGGCATCTACGAGGGCATGTCCCTGGTTCAGTGGTATGGAGGACAGGCGCTCGCCGGCTTCTGTGCGAACGCGAACCTATCGGCGCTGCACAACATGGTGATCGATGCCGGGGAGATGACGCCGGCCGAAGTGAGAACACACCTCGCCGACATGGCGTGGCGGATGGCTGATGAAATGTTGAAGGGGGGATCCTATGACACCGAAAGAGAAAGCGATCGAGCATTGCGAGTGGGCGAAAAGCCACGGCATGTCGGCGATGGAGGTGATGGAGGAGGTGACGGGAAAGAAGTGGCCGAGGCGCCAGACGTGGGAGAACGCGAGAAGGGCTATTGAGCACAAGATCTTGGTAGGTATTAAATCGACAGACAAACTGATGGGGCCAGGGATGCTGCCGCCGCGGATGTGGGAGCCCGGCGGCACCGACATTAAGAACGGGAAGCCTCGGCCGGACCATCTGCCGTCTGCCAGGGACCGGACCTGCCTGGGGCCGACCTGTGAGGTGGTGTTCCGATCGGAAGGAGCGCACCACCGCTTCTGCTACGAGTGCCGGCGCAGGAATCGGGGCGCCGACCTACAACCCGGATGGGAGTACGCGGTGCCACTGAGCCTCGAATAGATTCACCCAGACCCGAGGAGAGCGACATGACCCATAAATACGCACTGATTGCGGTACTCGCAGCGATCGATGAGAACGCGGCCGAGATCCCCGGCGAGTGGTTCGAGAACCTGCCGGAGTACACCTTCTACGCCGCCGACATCATCGACCAGAACGATGTCGAGGTGGCCACCACCCTGGCAACCGCGGCCACCGCTCTCCAGAAGTCGATCGTCAAGGATGGCTGGCCGCCGGCATGAACGTCGACCTCGACCACCCAGCCTTCGAGGGCCTGCTCACCGCCGACGGCTTTGACGAAGCGATCATCGGCATCGGACAAAGGTGCAGCCAGAGGGACGCGGTCGTCTACGACGCCGATAAGATGGTGAAGCTCCTGGCCGGCCGCGAAGGCTGGGAGTACGACGAAGCGCTCGAGTTCCTCGAGTTCAACACCTTCGGCGCCTGGGTCGGCGAGCACACGCCGATCTGGATGTGGGTGCCGGCATGACCAGGTGCGTGCATTGCGGGTCGGTCCAGAACCGCCTCCTGCCGGAGATGCGGGTCGATCTTCTGTCAAACGAACTGATCGCCGACGGCACCATCACCAGGTTGCGAGGACAGGAAGTGGAGATCATGGCGGTGCTGCTCGAGGCGTTCCCAAACACCGCCAGTCGGCCGGCAATCGATATCCTGGCGCCGGGAAGGGCCGTGAACGGGAACTCGGTTTCACGGCCGGCCCTTGACGTCCACATATGCAGGATACGACGCGCTATCGAAGGTGGGCGCTTTGTTATCGTTACCGAGCGTGGAATGGGCTTCCGGTTGGAGTCGGCATCTGATTCTTGACCAACCAGCCGGCCAGGGTGTAATCAGGAAGGCATGCCGCTCACAAAAAAAGGCGCAAAGATAAAACGCTCAATGTCCCGCACTTACGGGGCGAAGAAGGGCGCCAAGGTTTTCCACGCGAGCCGCAACGCCGGCACGATCGCTGGCGTCGATCGCAAACGCAAGACGTTGTTGAAATCGTGAGCGCGGGTGAAAACGATCCCGCCGTTCGTGAACCGTGGTCATCCGGCCCCGAGGGATCATCTCAACTTGGCGGCGGCGACACACCTGGCGCAGAAACTGACGCAGATTTGGATGGAGCACGGATGGACGACCGCGAAGTTCGAGGTGATCGAGATCGCGAGAAGCGGGGCGGTCGGCAAGATTTACGCGATAAGGTCAAACCTCAAGGGAGGTTTACCGCCGAAGTCTTAGATCTCGATAAGGCCAAGGCCGCCGGACTGGACATGACCAAGGCCGGCAAGATCCGCGCCGGCAAGAAAACCGGCAACAAGAGTTTCGTGCCGACCGATGAACAGCGCCAGCAGGTCAGCGACCTCGCCGGCTTCGGCATCAAGCAGTCCGATATCGCCAAGATCATCTACAAGTCCAACGGCAAGCCGATCAAGTTAGCCACGCTGAGAAAATACTTCAAAGCGGAACTGGCCGTCGGCGCCGTCACCGCGAATGCCCAGGTCGTGAAGTCCCTCTTCGAGAAGGCGATCGGAAATGGTAACGGCTCGACGGCAGCTGCGATTTTCTGGACCAAAGCGCGCATGGGCTGGAAAGAAGACAAGGGCAACCGCATGGCGGTGAAGCAGGTCGACGACATGACGGAGGAGGAAATCATTGCGTTCCTCGGAGGCGAACCCTCGGAAGAAGACCTACAGCGTGCAGCGAGCCGAGGAAAGGCTCGCCTCGCTAAGGAGGGTGGGCAGTCCAATCTGGGCGCCGCACCCGGAGAACCAGCCCCAGACGATGGCATACGATCACGAGGCTGACGAAACGCTGTACGGCGGCGCAGGCGGCGGCGGCAAGTCCGACCTCCTGATCGGCCTCGGCCTTACCAGGCACAAGCGCGCCGTCGTCTTCCGGCGCCAGAAGATGGATTTGAAAGCGCTCAAGGACCGCGCCAAGGAAGTGGTCGGCGACTTCGGAATATATCACGGCCAGTCCAACTCAATCGTCACCCAGGACAACAGGGAACTTGAGTTCGGCCACTGCGCCCGGCCGGGTGATGAGATGGGCTGGCAGGGCCGGGCGCATGACATGTACGGTTTCGATGAACTGGCGCAATTCGTCGAACACCAATACCTATTCATCACTGCCTGGCTGAGATCAGTTGACCCAAACCAACGCACCCGAATCATCTGTGCATCAAATCCGCCACTGACAGCTGAAGGATTTTGGCTGGTCAAGCGGTGGGGGCCCTGGCTCGAAGACGGGCATCCCAACCCGGCACAGTCTGGTGAACTGAGGTGGTTCGCCACTCTCGACGGCCAGGACAGCGAGGTCGCCGGGCCGGAGCCGTTCGAGCACACCGATGTGGACGGCCTGATCGAATTGATCAAGCCTCGATCGCGCACCTTTATCCAGGCGCGGCTCGACGACAATCCCTACTATCGGGACTCGGGATACAAGGCGGTCCTCCAGGCGCTGCCCGGTGTGATGAGGGATGCGCTCCTGCACGGCAAGTTCGGCGCTGCCATGGAAGACGACCCCTGGCAGGTCATCCCGTCAAACTGGATCAAGGAAGCGCAAGCCCGGTGGGAGCCGGTGCCGCCCGACAACGCCCCGATGGACGTGCTCGGCGTCGATCCGGCGCGAGGCGGCCGAGACCAGATGACCATGATGCCCAGGCACGGCGACTGGTTCGGACAGTGCAAGGCGATCCCCGGCGTCGACGTGGAGACCGGAGTGGCAGCTGCCGGACACGTCGTGCAGATGCTCCGCGACGGCGCGGTCGTCCACATCGACAACATCGGCATCGGCGCCGCCTGCTACGAACACCTCGACGGCCTGGGTACGCCGGTCGAGGAGATGGATGCGCGGAGAACAAGCACCGCGAGGGATAGGTCGGGATCTCTCGGCTTCTACAACCAACGCGCTGAATGGTGGTGGATGATGAG